TATTACTGTAGCTGCTTCTTTTGAAGATACATTCTTAGATTGAGTACTAAGATTTTTGTATAAGTTGAAATTACTCGTACAAGAATTTTGTACTGTCTGCTAGTAATGCTAGTTTGCTTATGTGACGCTGCATCCATGCCTGGTTGTTATTCCAATTTATCTTTTGTTTCAAGCAGAAGACGGCATACGAGGTGCCTAAGTGACTGGAGTTCAGACGTGTGCTCTTCCGAATGGATGGCATGATAGTAGTGAAACAATTTTTATAATCAAAAAGGTAATAAATGGCAATCAAAACAAGTAAGAGCAGTACTAATCATTATGCTACTTACAAAACTTCAAAACGCTGGGAAGCTAATCGTAAACGTCGGCTAGAGCGTGCCCTAAAACAGCAGCCAAATAATGAGCAAATTAAAGCAGCATTAAAGGGTGGAATGGTTTATCGTCGTAAGACGCCTACAACCCGTATCTGGAGCCATACTTGGATTCGGGCAGCTAAACTTATTAAACAGGTAACAGGTAAGTTTGATCCTCAAATTATGAGTTCAAATCCTGAAGTAGCACGCAGTGCACTACAACGAGTAGCGTGTCACGAAAGTCATAAGCCAATCCCAAATCCGTTCAAAAGTATGTTCAGTATTGAAGCTAGGCTGTACAAAGGCCCAGCTAAATGATTTTATTTTATACTCTATTTGCACTTACCACAGCTTTTACTTCTATATATGAAATACTTTTTCCTGTAATACAGCGTAGAAAAGAAACTTCTAAAGTAGAAAATGAGGCGGTGGTGTATATAACATTCTTCTCCCTATCATTTCTCATAGCCCCCTTAATATTCTTTAGCTGCATTATCCCAAGTATGGGAGATCGTTTTCGTAACTCTCTATATAACGGACTATTTGAATCAGAGGAATAAAAATATTGACTTGTTTATATTCACAAATAGTTGTATAATAAATCTTTTAACACAATAAATCATTAATATGAAGGTTCTATCTTTTAAATACACAAAAGCTGACGGCTCAGTCTCTAATCGAGTTTTAGCTGTTATGGTCAAGCCCCAAACTATGTTTGAAGGTATTGATATTTCTTCGCTAGAAGCCGCCGATCAGTACTTATTCTCAAAAACAATGAATAGTGCTTATGAGAATTATTTGGCAGCTATTGACGCTGCAAAAGCAGAATTTGATTTGTCATTTGATTACCGCCGTTTTGACCCCAAAAAGATGACGGAAATTGTAGAAGAAGAAATCTAATAATAGCCCTATTAGTATAATGGCATTACACCTGTTTTGTAATCAGGTTACGGCAGTTCGATTCTGTCATGGGGCACCACACACAAACTAAAACTTAAATAGGAAATATAAAAATGGCATGGACTGAAGAGCAAAAAGAATCGGCTATCGAGGCATACAAAGCAGGTAACCCGACTCCTGAAACATCAACTGAGTTGATTAAACAAATTGCAGAAGATATGGAACAATCAGCTAATGGAGTACGTATGGTACTTGTTCAGGCTGGTGTATATGTCAAGAAAGACGCTTCTGCAGCCCCCTCAAAAACTAAGACTACAGCTACGGGTGACAAAGCCCCTCGCGTGTCTAAAGATTCTCAAATCGCTGAACTGCGAGCCATCATTGAAGCCAAGGGTGCTGAAGTTGATGACGAAATCTTGTCTAAGCTGACTGGCAAAGCCGCAGCTTACTTTGCCAAAGTAATGGCATAATTAATGGCAGCTTCGGCTGCCATTTTTATTAGTAAAATTATGTTTATTGTATATTCAAAAGAAAACTGCCCATACTGCGTGCAGTCTAAAGCCTTACTCAAGTCTAAAGGATTGGAGTATGTGGAATTGATGTTAGACCTAGGTCAACCACACAAACCTGATATAGAGTACGTATTCTTGCATGACTTAGAAAAACTACTACCAGGAGTACAATCAGTACCTCAAATCTTTGAACGTCTTGGTGGAGCTGCTCCAGCACTTCAACACATTGGCGGCTTTAAAGAGTTAAGGGAATACCTCAGTAAATCTTGACTTGCAATTTTTGCCTTAAAGTGTTATAATTATTCTTTAAGGAAAATTATATGAATCAGCCCGACCCTAAATTGCATATGCTTATTAGCTTCGCTAAAAGCGGGTGTCGCATTATTGCGGGCGTTCTACTATCAGTAGGCGTATTTAAATCGGCTGGGCTAATGTTCATTATTGCAGAAACCCTAGGAATTATGGAGGAGTTAGTATAATGGCACGAGTAAGTAAAGAAAACGATCTGTTAAATGACGCTAATCTTGAGCGTGTGATTGCAGGCTTTGAGTCGACCCCTAAGATGACTAAAAAAGATGCGTGTGCTATCTTAGGCATTGCCTACAATACAACTCGTCTTGACTCCTTAATTGAAAAATACCTAGAGAAGAAAGCGCGCGACGCAAGTCGTCGTGCTCAACTACGCGGTAAGCCTGCGACTCAGGATGAAGTAGTCTACGTAATTCAAGAATACTTAGAGGGCGCTACTATAGACGCTATCTCTAAGGCTACGTATCGTGGCTCTACTTTCATTAAGGCTATTCTTGAAAAGTATGATGTGCCCGTTCGTCAAACTTCACACGATTATTTCAATCCAGAACTTATTCCCGATGGTGCTACTCGTGAGCGTTTCCAGGTTGGAGAAATAGTTTATTCTGCTAGGTATGACTCTACTGCTCGCATAGACGCTGAGCAACATGACCCTAATTATGGGTGGATTTACCGAATCTGGCTACTTTCAGAAAAGTGGAAACAGAGTGCCTGGCAGGAGGCATATGAATTAGCCAGTCTAGAACACTTACGAACTGCTGGAGTACGAGTATGAAAGCATTTTGGGATAAACTTAATAGGTGGTGTGATAAATACTTTAGGGCTAATAAGGAATATCAATGACGGAAGAACCACAATCAGATGAATTATACGAGAAACTTATCTACGAAAATCAGGATAAGTTCTACCAACTACGTCTAGTGGTTAATGAATTTCGTGGTAAGCAGTATGTTCATATTCGTAAGTATTTTATGACCTATGAAGGCGATTATCAGGCTAGTCGTGAGGGTATTTCAATGGAAGCCTCTATGAATAATATCTTCTCCCTACTAGATGGATTAATGGAAATCTGCTCCAAGGAAGAATCCACAGAACTTATTGTTAAGTACTTTAGTGATAAAATTTCTGACTTGCAAAAGCACGCTTAATCTGTTATAATTATTCTATGAACAAAGTTAAACAATATCTAGATCAAGCCAGCATAGCCTACTATGCAGGTAGCCCTATTATAAGTGACGAAGTCTTCGATCGCTTAGCTGATTCTATTGGCTATTCGGAAGTAGGCTCGCGTCAACATGAGAATGTAAAAGAGCATTTTAGTAGAATGTACTCCCTACAAAAGTTCTATGAGGATGAAGGTGCTGCCCCCTTAGCTGAATATAAAGACATGGTTGTAACTCCCAAACTAGATGGGGCTGCAATTAGTATTCTCTATATAAATGGAAATTTAGCCCAGGTTCTTACTCGTGGTGATGGTCGTGAAGGCACAGACATTACGGATAAGTTTCTAGCCAGAAAAGACTTAGTGCCCTTAACAGTTGAACGCAAAGACATATTTCAAGTAATCGGCGAAGTAGTCGCTCCTAAGGAAGTTCCTAATAGTCGTAACTATGCAGCAGGTTCCCTAAATCTCAAGGACTTAGAAGAATTCAAAACTCGCGCAATTAGCGTCTATGCTTATGGAGTATATCCTAGCGAGTGTGAGACATTCAAACAAGACTTACAAGATTTGCAAGACCTAGGGTTTGAAACTGTATTTGCTAATGACCTACATAATATCTATCCATGTGATGGTCTTGTATTCCGGCTCAATAACAATAAACAGTTTGAAGAACTAGGTTATACAAGTAAGCATCCTCGTGGTGCATATGCAAAGAAAGACCGCCAAGAGTCTGTTGAAACACAATTAGTAGACGTTGAGTGGCAAGTTGGTAAATCAGGAAAAGTTACACCAGTAGCTATCCTAAAACCAGTAATGATCGGCGATAAAGAAGTGTCTAGGGCTACCCTGAATAACCAAGGATTCATTGAAACTTTGGGGATTTGTATTGGGGATACTGTGGCAATTGCCTTAGCAGGAATGATTATTCCACAAGTACTCCATAAGGTAGATGCCTAATATTTACTTGCCCAGGCAACAAAAAAATAGACTTGTCAAAGCCGATCTTTTCGTGTATAATTACTACTTAAATTGATAAAACTATGCTTAAGATTGAAATTCCAACGACGTGCCCCTGCTGTTCCTATCCACTTGAAACTGTCAACGAACAGTTGTTTTGTAGGAATTCGGCTTGCGATGCTCAGTTGGGAAAAAAGCTAGAGCATTTTTGTAAAGTTTTGCAGATTAAAGGTTTTGGGCCTAGAACAATTGAGAAGTTAGCTTTAGCAGATATTACAGAGATTTTCTATCTCGATACAGATCATGTAGTTTCTGTGTTAGGCGAAAAAACCGCCGTTAAGTTACTAGATGAAATTGAGCGTGCTAAATCCGCAGATTTAGCTACAGTAATTGCCTCATTTAGTATCCCATTAGTAGGCGGTACAGCTTCGGGAAAGATTGCTTCAGTAGTTAATTCAATTGAAGAAATAAACCAAGAAACCTGCAAAATAGCAGGTCTAGGGGAAAAGGTTACCGCTAATCTATTAAATTGGATTAGCACAGAGTATCCAGAAATGAAAGAATTCTTACCTTTTTCATTTAAGAATAAGAAAAAAACAATTGATACAAACTCTAAAAAGGTTTGTATCACTGGTAAGTTAAAGTCCTTTAAGAAGAAAGCCGACGCTGAAAGTATTCTTGCAGCCGCAGGTTTCACTTTAGTAGATTCTGTAACTAAAACTACGGATTATCTAGTAGATGAAGAAGGCAAAATGTCCTCAAAAAGAGAAAAAGCCGTTCAATACGGAATCACAATTATAACTGATCTAAATGATCTATTGAAAGAAAAAATACATGACTGAAAAAGCTAAAAAATGGTCTGACGACACAGTTGCACAACTACTAAAAATTGCTGGAAATGCAAATCCTGTGAGCGTTGAGCGGGTTGAGCAAGCAGCCGAAGCATTGGGCGTTACAGTACGTTCAGTTGCATCTAAACTGCGTCAACTAGACCGTGAAGTTGCTTCGATGGCAAAAGAAAAAGTTTCTGCTTTTACTCCTGAACAGAGCCAAGCATTGACTGCTTTTGTTAATAACCATGCTGGTCAAATGACCTACAAAGATATTGCTGAAGAATTCGCTAATGGTGCGTTCTCTGCAAAACAAATCCAGGGTAAATTGCTTGCCTTGGAACTTACTGGCAGCGTTAAGCCTGCTGAAAAAGTGGAAGCTGCCCGTACATATTCGGACGCAGAAGAAGCTACTTTCATCAAGATGGCTCAAGCTGGTAAATATATCGAAGAAATCGCTATTACTCTTGGTAAGAGCATTCCTTCGGTTCGTGGTAAAGCCCTGAGTCTTACCCGCAAGAATCAAATTGATCGTATTCCTGCACAAAAAGACAGCCACGCTAAAAACACTGTAGACCCAGTGGCGGCACTTGGCTCTTCTATCTCTAACATGACTGTTGCAGAAATTGCAGTAGCCGTGGACAAGACAGAGCGTGGGTTGAAAACCCTACTTACACGTCGTGGTATCTCCGTTAAGGATTACGATGGCGCTGGTAAGAAAGCCAAGGCAGAAGCTAAAGCTGCTTAATCTTTAGATTCATTAAAGGCCGGTAGTTATCATTAGCTACCGGCCTTTTCTCCTTTATACTATGAAAATAACACTTACATACCATGACACAGAGTCATTTACAGTAGAAGAAGTAGTTAAGCAAGCAGAGCACAATTATGGCAAATCAGTTAGAGTAGATATTACTCCTGAGTCTAATAAGCCGCATGATTTAATCTATTTTGGATTACAGCAAATTATAACACATCAACAGCTAGGACTATTATTTGATGATAAGTTCGGCTATCAAGCTAGTATTCAGAAATTACGTAATGAGACTCTTTTTAAATTAGAAGAAATACTCGACCAGGTGATTATTGACAATGAAAGTAAGGTAGAGTAATGGATATTAGCGCAGTTGTCATTAATAAACTACTAACAGAAAAGAATTTAGATGTTTGGAGCAAGTTAAAACTTGCGTTCCTTGACCCTGCCTACTCCTCAGTATATAGTTTAATTACTAGATACTATGACAAGTATAGTACTATACCATCGTTCGATGATTTAGATGCTGTTGCTAGAGAGGGGTTGGCACAAAAAACGCTAGCGACCCTTCGTCTTATTGATGAGACTGATATTAGTGCAGAAGTTGCCTTAGATGCACTAATTGACCAGTATACTCAAAATCAGACTATTATATTATTGGATAAGTTTATTGACAAACTACCAATCTATGATAGCGCGGAGATAAAAGATAATTTAGCGAGTATAGTACTAACCTTAGATGAAAAGACCTTAACAACTGAAGGTGTATATACCATGAGTGATATCATGGTTTTTGTGCGTCCTGATGAGTTAGCTAAGAATCGTGTACACTTAGGATTGAATAATACTTTCGATTCTGTATTAGGTGGCGTAGCTAGACAAGAATTAATTCTTATTGGTGGTCGTCGTGGCTCAGGTAAATCTATTACTTGTAGTAACATTATGATTAATCAGTATGAGAGTGGCAATGCTAGTATCTATTTCACTATTGAAATGGAAGCACATGAAACTCTACAACGTAATATGAGTATCTTAGCTAATGTAAATCATCAGAATTTAAAGAATAATACTTTAACAGATGCTGAACTACTAAAAGTAGTTAAATCTAGAGCAGAAATGTATGAGAACTCAGAGCACTTAGTAAAAGAATTTACTAAAGATAGAGATCAGTATAAATTCGAAGAAACCTTAGTACGTGAATGTGCTTTAAAAGAAACTAACCAAATGGTTATTATTGATGACAGAGCATTGACCCTAAGCTCGATCGACTTGCACTTAGGTAAGATGAAGTCACGCTTTGGCGAAAAGTTTACTGTGTGCGTTATTGATTACTTAAATCAGATCGTTGTAGAGGGCGCTTCACAGTTTGACTGGCAGCCACAGATCGTAATCTCTAAAAAGTTAAAAGAACTTGCTCGTAAATACGATATTGTAATGGTATCCCCATATCAGATTGATGATAAAGGCGAGACTCGCTTTGCTAAGGGCATCTTAGATGCAGCAGATATTGCACTACTAATGGAAGCTAACTCTAAAGAAGATAATGCAATGAGTTTTGAGACTACTAAGATTCGTGGTGCTAAAGAAATGAAATTCACTAGTGGTATGGATTGGGATACCCTACGTATCAGCCCAGTTTCAATAGAGAAGCCACAAGCTCCTGAAAAAGATAAACCTAAAGATAAAATGAAACGTGCTGGTAAAACTCAAGAAGATGCCGGTGATTTACCCTGGGATGCATAATGAGCGATCCAGTACTAGAACTACTTAAAGATAAGGGCGTAGCTTTCCAAATTTCAGGAAAAGATTATGTGACAAAGTGTTTTAACCCAGAGCATAACGACAGTAATCCTAGTTTTCGTATTGATAGGGCTACAGGCATAGCACACTGCTTTAGTTGTGGATTTAAGACTAATATCTTTAAATTTTACGGATTACTAACAAACAACGTATCAATTAGAGTAGCCAAACTCAAGGAAAAACTTAAAGTATTAAAAGAAAGCAGTAGTGGCCTAGAACCCTTAGACGGCGCCAAACCTATCACTGCCGCGTTCCGTGGAATTAGCACGCAGACTTTAAAAACCTTTGGCGCTTTTGATACAGACCGAGTTGAGCAGATGCTTGACCGCATAGTCTTTCCCATTACAGATGTACGTGGAAAAACGGTTTGCTATGTTGGACGACACTCTATGTCCAATGGCAATCCAAGATACGTAAACTATCCTAGTGGAGTAACTATTCCCCTATTTCCTGCAAAGTTTGCAGAACACTATAGAACTATTGTATTAGTAGAAGGCATATTTGATATGCTTAACTGTTACGATAAAGGATTGCGTAATGTAGTATGTACTTTTGGTACAAGTAAGTTACTCAATGAAGTTCCTGAAAAGTTACTTAGTTATAAAGTAATGGGTATTGAGAAGATATTCATTCTCTATGATGGAGATCTAGCAGGACGCGAAGCTGCTAAGAAAATTAAACCCTTGATCGAGGAAGCGGGATTCTTAGTAGAAATTATTGATTTACCAGAGGGACAAGATCCTGGTGTAATCAATCAAGAGGATGTAAACTCTTTAATAGAATATACAAAATAAAATGACCAAAATTTGCATTATAGATAAGGCTCCAAGCCGCAATAAATACGAAACATACTTTAAGTTTGATTTTGAGCTCTTTCATATGAGCCAAGTACCTATTACCAAACTACTCAAAAAAGATGTAGACTTGGAGATTGACCTAGAGCCATATGATTATGTTATCTTAGTTGGCTCAGAGGCCGCTAAAGAATACGCTAAGATTAGTTCCATTACTAACTATGCAGGACAATTAATGCACGATAAGTTCATCTGTATTAGCAATCCTGCAATGCTTCACTTTAAGCCAGAAGGTAAGCCTGACTTTCAGCGAGCCGTTGATCGTATTCACAAATACATTGAAGGCTCTGTAACTAATAGTAGTGTTACTGGTAAATATTTAGGCATCATTAAGACTAGTGAAGCCCTAAAATTTATTCAAGAAGTCTATGATAATGCAGAAGGTTATGTAGCATGGGATACTGAGACAACCTGTCTATATCCTCGTGATGGTTATGTTCTAGGTCTGTCCCTAAGCTATAAAGGTAAGCATGGTGCCTACATTAGCACAGATTGCCTTGATGATGACTGCATAGTTTTATTGGAAAAGATTATTAGTAAGTATTGGGCTGTGTTTCATAACATGAAGTTTGATATTAAGATGATTGAGTACCATATGGGTCTTAAGTTTGATCGTAGTCGTGTTCATGACACTATGTTAATGCACTATGTACTAGATGAAAATGATAGTCATGGTCTAAAACCCTTGGCTCTTAAGTACACAGACTATGGTGATTACGATACAGAATTAGATGAGTTTAAGAAATCTTACTGTGCAGCTAATGGTTTATCAGTAGATGACTTTACCTATGACTTAATTCCTTTTGATGTGCTATCGAAGTATGCAGCAATTGATACCGCTGTTACAATTGAGTTATTCAATAAATTTTGGCCTAATGTTCAGAAAAATACTAAATTACTATGGGTATATAACAATCTATTAGTGCCTGGAACCCTATTCCTGATGGATATGGAGGAAGTAGGTATTCCTATTGATCGTGAAAGAATGACTGCTGCTGAAGTTTACTTGGATAAATGGATTGCAGAAGCTAAAGAGGAAGTATATGGATTTGAACACGTCAAACAATTTGAAGCAGACGCCGGTATTATTTTTAATCCGAACTCCGTCCAACAGTTGCGAAAGGTTCTTTTCGATTATGTCAAACTCACCCCGACTGGAAAGAAAACAGGTACAGGAGCTATTTCAACCGATGCCGAAGTCCTAGAAGAACTTTCCGAAGAACATCCCTTACCTGCCGCCATCCTCAAGGTACGCCAACTAGGTAAAATTAAGAATACTTACATATCAAAAATCCTTCCAGAATTAGACAAAGATGAACGAATTCGTACCAATTTTAATCTTATTTTTACCACTAGTGGGCGTTTGTCTAGTAGCGGTAAATTCAATGCTCAACAGATTCCACGAGATGACCCAATCATCAAAGGATGTATTAAAGCACCTGCCGGATATAAAATAGTATCACAAGACTTGGCAACTGCAGAAATGTACTATGCAGCTGTTCTTAGTGGCGATAAAAATCTTCAACAAGTTTTTATCTCTAAAGGCGACTTTCATAGTACAATTGCTAAAATGGTTTTTGATTTAGTATGTGAAGTTGAGGACGTTAAACACCTATTTAGCGCTATGCGTCAATCAGCTAAAGCAATTTCATTTGGTATCTTATATGGTTCTGGCCCACAAAAAGTATCAGATACAGTATCAAAAGCAACAGGAGAATATTATGGTATCGATAGAGCAAAGGATGATATTAAATCCTACTTTGACAAGTTTAGCAAACTTAAAAACTGGCTTAAAGCACGCAAAGAATTTATTGAAGCTAATGGTTATACTTATAGCTTCTTTGGTCGTAAGCGTCGTCTTGTCAATGTGTTCTCCTCAGATAAAGGCATTGCTGCCCACGAAGTACGAAGCGGTATTAACGCCGAGATTCAGTCGATTGCGTCGGATGTAAACTTGTTAGCAGCTATTGATACTGCTAATGAGATTAAAACTAAAAAGTTAGATGCAAAGATTTTTATGTTAGTACATGACTCAATCGTAGCCCTGGTTAAAGATGAGTGTGTAGATGAATACTGTGAGATTTTAGCTAAAAATACACAGAAAGACCGTGGATGCTCTATTAAAGGTGCTCCAATCGGTATTGACCAAGAAATAGGACAGGATTACTCTTTTGGAAAATTTGATAAACGCTACGAGCTTATCGGAAATAGTCTTTCCCGTATTTAATATTGGTATACACAAGCCTCAAGTAGAAAAGGGGCTTGTGTTCTACTACCATGAACGAGAAGAGTACATTGAAGATGAACTAATAACTACTACAAAGTATAAAGTAGTAGACGATCAAAATTTACCGGGCGAAACATTAGCACAACGCAGACTACAATTAACTGTAGATGAAGTACCGCTTGCTAAACTTAGCAATGCGGTTTACTTTTTAGGTGATCTAATAAAAATTGCTGACCCTAAGCTGTGGTTTATTGATAGTCGTGGCAAGATATTTAACTATAAAAGAAGTACACGCGCAAAATTACGGTTCTATAAAATCTCTAGATTACTTGCAATTAACACAGGCGGCGTAGTTGTAGAGGTTGAAGGACTTTCTCAAAGATTCAAAGCCCTATATAGGCCTACAGAAGATAAACAATACGTTGGTATACTACATTTTGGTGTAGCCCTAATCCTTTACGGATTCTATGACCAAAAGTATGATGAAACATGGAGAATGGTTTAATGCCAAAAGCAATAATCTCTAATCGAATATACCTAGATATTAACCCTCAATTACAGCAAACCTTAGTAAAAGCACTCACATATAAAATTAAGAAAAATATCCCTGGTGCTACCCACTTCACCCAATTTGAAATTATTAAAAATTACAAATTCGTTGGGCAAAATGCGATGTCTATTCCAGTAGGCAGACAGGATTTAATTCCGTTAGACTATGAGATAATAGATAAAAGGATTTTGAATGAACTCCCATTTCCAAATCCCAGGTTAGCCCTCCGCGACTCACAGGTTGAAGTCTATAATGCAGTTGATGATACCTGCTTTATCAATGCCCTAGTAGGTTGGGGGAAAACGTTTTGTGCACTACATATAGCCCGTAAACTAGGGCAAAAAACCTTAATTGTATGTCATAATACAATGTTACGAGATCAATGGGCAGATGAAGTACAAAAACTATATGGTATGCCTGTAGGTCAGATAGGTTCTGGAGTTTTCGATATTGACCATAGCATTGTTATTGGTAATATTCAGACGCTTACTAAGGTTACAGCTAAAATAGCTAAAGAATTTGGTACAGTTATAATTGATGAAGCACATCATTGTCCTGCTACTACTTTTACAGCTTTTATTGATGGAATGTATGCTAGGTATAAAATAGGCCTTAGTGGTACTATGAGTCGTAAAGACGGTAAACATATCTTATTTAAAGACTTTTTTGGTCCTAAACTGTATCAGCCGCCAGTATCTAATACGATGACGCCCACAGTGCAGATCGTAAAAACTGGCATAGCCCTAGCACAAGGAGAGCCTTGGGTAAAGAAGATGAACTTACTTCTTTATGATGAAGATTATCAGGCAGTCATAGCTAGAATAGCAGACTTACAAATAGCTAAAGGACATAAAGTCTTAATCATTGCAGACAGAGTAGAATTTTTACAACGAGTTGGAGAATTAATTGGCGAACAATGTGTGTGCATTACTGGCGGTACAACCTATGAAGAACGTACCGAACTCAAAAGACAAATTGAAGACGGCGAAAAAAGTTGCATTGCTGGAAGCAGGCAGATCTTCGCAGAAGGTATCTCCGTTAACATCCTTAGCTGCGTAATTTTAGCTGCGCCAATCGCCAACGATGCGACGCTAGAACAAATTATTGGTCGCATTATGCGACAACACGAAGGAAAGCTAAACCCACTAGTCATAGATATGAACTTTAGTGGGCCTGCTGACCGTAAACAGAATAGAGATAGGCAAGCCTTTTATTCCCGCAAAGGCTGGGAAGTTATGGGTGCATAAAATTACACTTGCAAAGTGTATTATATTCTGTTATAATATATATTCTCTGGAGTTATAATGGCCTTATTTTTTAACTTACAGGCTTTGGAAGCACAATCAGGAACAGATGCTCATAAATTTATGGCTCTACTTGAATATCACTACTCAAAGCGGTTACCATCAAAATATAGCAAATATCATCCGAGTAAAGTTCCACTTAATGGCACTAGTTATATATTAAATCCATTAGCCTTATTTGAGGATAAGTCTACAGATATTCTATATAAACTACAATACATTAAGCTGGCGGGACGTAGAGATTATAGCCTTTATAAATTGTATAAATATAAATCTCTACAGTTATCGTACTACCCCGATATAATATACGATACAATTAAACACAATCCGTTACTAACAATAACACCAACAGAAATTACGTTTAAATACGAGGAAAATTAAAAATGGCATTAGCATTCACAGCAACCAAAGGTAAAGCAGTTAAAAACTCTTATGAGTCTTACACATATAAAGATGGTGAAAACAAAGTACGTATCGTAGGCGGAATTCTACCACGTTATGTTTACTGGCTAAAAGGTTCTAATAACAAGGACATTCCAGTCGAATGCTTGGCATTTGACCGTGAAAAAGAAAAATTTACAAACGCAGAAGTAGATCACGTTCCTGCGTTTTTCCCAGATAAAAAATGCTCATGGAGCTATAGCGTTAATGCTTTAGTAGACGGCAAAGTAGTTGTACTAAATCTAAAAAAGAAACTGTTTGAACAAATTGTGTCAGCAGCAGACGATTTAGGTGACCCTACTGACCCTAAAGAGGGCTGGGATGTTGTATTTAAGCGTGTAAAAACTGGCCCACTGCCATTCAATGTTGAGTACACACTCTCAGTATTGCGTTGCAAAAAGCGTGCTCTCACCGCCGAGGAACTAGAAGCAGTAGCAGAATCTGTTACTATTGATGTTAAGTTTCCGCGGGCTACACCAGCAGAAGTTCTGACTACACTTGAGCGTATCACTACTGGTGCAGAAGAAGAAGTAGCAGAAGGCGTCGATGCCGAAGCCGTTAGCGACTTAGCTCCTTAAATAAAAACAGCCCCTCATAGTAATATGTAGGGGCTTTTTACGCTATGAAAATACTTTTTACTGCTGATATCCATATAAAATTAGGTCAAAAGAATGTGCCAATTGAGTGGGCTAAGAACCGATATGAGATGTTCATTGAGCAATTAGCAGAGATTCAAGACACTTGTGACCTCTTAGTATTAGGCGGCGATGTTTTTGATCGTATGCCTACAATGGATGAACTCGAAGTCTATTTTGACTTAGTAGCATCTATTAAAATTCCCTGCATTATATATGCAGGTAATCATGAAGCACTAAAGAAAGATACTACTTTCTTTAGCTATCTTAAGCGCAGTACTAGTAGACTAAATAAATTAGTTGAAGTTATAGATGATTGTCATAAGATAGAGAATATGGACTTTGTTCCATACAATAAACTTAAGGACTTTAACCCTGCTAATTTTACTGGTAATATACTTTTTACTCATGTACGTGGAGAAATCCCTCCCCATGTAAAACCTGAGATTGACCTTGACTTACTTAACCGCTGGGACGTAGTTCTAGCAGGCGACTTACATAATTATGAAAACTCGCAAAGAAATATCTTATATCCTGGCAGTCCTTGCACTACCAGTTTCCATCGTAATATCGTTGATACTGGCGTTATTGTTTTTGATACTGAAACGCTCAAGCACGATTGGGTAAAACTAAAACTTCCTCAACTAATACGTAAAACTATTCAAGCTGGTGAGGAAATGAATGGTACAGACTATAATCATACAATCTATGAGATTGAGGGAGATATGTCTGCTTTAGGTGCATTAGAAGATAGCAGCCTAATAGATAAAAAAGTTGTAAAACGAGAAACTGAAACAGCTCTTATCCTAGACCCTAGTATGAGTCTAGCAGGAGAATTAAAAGAATATTTACTATATATCCTACAATTGCCTGATAATACTGTGGAAGATATTTTACACGTTTTATATGACAACTTAGATAAGATCGTGACAGAATGATAATCTTTAAACAAATAAGATGGGGTAATGCGTTCTCATACGGCCCTGAAAATAAAATACAACTAGATGCTGGCCCTCTTACACAAATTGTAGGTAAAAATGGGCACGGAAAAAGTTCTATAGCCTTAATTCTAGAAGAAGTTTTATATAATCAAAACTCTAAAAAGATCAAGAAAGCAGATGTTTTAAATAGGTATTCTAAAGACAAGAACTATTGGATTGAGTTAGATTTTAATAAAGACGGTGTTGAATATGCTATTAAAACAACTAGAAGTGGTAATAGTAGCACTGTTAAATTATTTAGAGATGGTATTGATATCAGTAATCATACCGCTACTGGAACGTATAAACAAATTGAGTTAATACTTGGTTACGATCATAAAACATTTAGTCAAATTGTATATCAAAGTTCTGTAGGTTCTTTAGAATTTTTAACAGCTACTGATACAGCCCGTAAAAAGTTCTTGATAGAACTGTTAAATCTTACAGTATATACTAAAGCATCAGATAGATTCAAAGAATTAACATCAGAGGCTAATAAACTTGTAGATAGTACTCAAACTAAGATTAGTACAGTACGTGCCTGGTTAAGCAAGTATGAAAAAGAAGACCTTTCTATAAAAGAATTAGAGGAAGAGATTTCTGCTCCAGCAGATTTAACTGCTGAAGTAACTCTAAAAAGTAATGAGTTAGATAATATAGAAACTACTAATCGTAAGATTGTACAGAATAACCAATTTAAGGCGCATTTAGATAGTATCGTTATTGGTGAAGTTCCACCAAAACCTCCAACAATAAATGAGCTAAATGACCTAAGAGTTAATCTAGCTTCAATGCAGAAAGAACTCAAAGACGGTAAAACTTTAGCTGCAAAATGTGATGGACCTACTACCAAGTGTGTTACCTGTACTCAAGAAATTGATAATAGTACAATGTATGCAATGGTTAAACAATTTGAACTTAGAAAATTAGTGTTAATGGGTAGTATTGAAGACGTCACTAATGAAATTGCATTAAAAGATAAGCAAATTAAAGATTGGCATACGCATAATAATAAGGCTTTAGAGATAGAAAAGTATCATGCCTTGTATGATCCTAGTATGCCCTCAGATTTATTAGATGCCGATGTACTAAATACTGAGATACTAGCTATTGAAAAACGTATATCTAAAATAAACGCAGAAATTGCTAGAATTAAAACACATAATAAGAAAGCTACAGACCATAATTCTAAAGTATCAGTTATATCTGAGCAAATGGAAGAAATGAAAACTGAGTTAGCTACTCTGAATGTAGATTTAGTATCTCAAGCAACAAAGCTATCTAATTTACAAGTATTAGTAAAAGCATTTTCTACTACAGGTTTAGTTGCATATAAAATCGAGTGTTTAGTCAAAGATTTAGAAAGTTTGACTAATGAATACTTAGCAGAGCTTGCTGATGGAAGATTTCAGTTAGCATTTAAAATAGCTTCTTCGGATAAATTAAATGTTGTTATTACTGACAATAGCCATGACGTGGATATCATTGCTCTTTCTAGTGGTGAGCGTGCTCGTGTTAACGTGGCTACTCTGCTTGCTATTCGTAAACTTATGCAGACGTTATCTAACTCTCGTACTAACCTTCTTATTCTCGATGAAACAGTTGAAAATCTTGATGCAGAAGGTAAAGAACGATTAATTGAAGTTCTTCTCAAAGAAGAAAACTTAAATACGTTCTTAATATCACACGGCTTTTCACACCCATTGCTAGAAAAGCTACAGGTAATAAAAAGCCACAACCTATCAAGGATTGAATCATAATGGCAGTTGACCCTAGAGCCAAAGGAGCCCGAGCGGAAACCCTAATCCGCGACCAACTTAGAGCACTAACTGGTCTAATGTGGGAACGGGTACCTAGCTCAGGTGCCTTAGATCCAAAACATGGACTAAAAGGTGATCTCTACGTTCCTAATGAGAAGAACCTCTACGCAGTAGAGGTAAAACACTATGAAGAAGATCACTTAACTAGTGCAATTCTTACAGGTAAAAGCCCACAATTTTTGGAATGGTGGGAACAGGCTGTGCGTCAAGGCAAGCAAGTAGATAAATGGCCTCTGTTGATATTTAAACATGATAGATCAAAAGTATTTTGCGCTTTTCAGGATATGCCTAGTGTAGACTATAGATACTTCTTTATTAATGCACTAGGTTACGAAGTATACGTAGCACTACTCGATGACTTTGTAAAGCATGAGCAGCCTAAATTTATACTTGCATAACCTACTGAAAAGTGATATAATACAGCATGACTAAAACTTTTAAACAAATGAATACAAGCGATGAAAACTCGCTAATGATTGTAGACTCCTTAAACCTAGCTTTTCGCTACAAGCATTCAGGTGCAGTAGATTTTTGCACAGATTATATGCGAACAGTTGATAGTTTTAAAAGATCCTATAAGACTAATAAACTTATTATAGCTGGAGATATGGGCGCTAGTTCGTATCGTAAGGCCTTGTACCCTGACTATAAACAAAATCGCAAAGACAAGTATGCAGACCAAACCGAAGCGGAGAAAGAAGCTTTTGAGGCCTTCTTCCAAGAAGTCCAGGAAATTCTCACAAAGTATGAGGTGGATGCAGTTTATCCTGTGGCTCGATTCCAAGGTGTTGAAGCCGATGATATCGCAGCGTATATTGTTTCCAAAAGAAAAAAGTTTGCCCTAAATCAAATCTGGTTAATCTCCTCAGATAAAGATTGGGACTTATTAGTCGCACCTGGAGTTTCTCGTTTTTCATATGTAACTCGTAAAGAAGTAACCCATGAAAACTGGCTAGATCATTATGATTGTTCACAAGATGAGTATATTTCAATTAAATGCCTTATGGGTGATTCTGGCGACAATGTTATGGGTGTTGCTGGTGTGGGGCCCAAACGTGCACTCCAACTTGTACAGGAATATGGAAGTGCTTATGACATTATTGCTGCTATGCCTATCAATAGTAAGTATAAATATATTGCCGCACTTAATGAGTTTGGCAGTGAAGGTTTAATGTTAAATTATAAATTAATGGACTTAATAACTAATTGCGAAGAAGCAATTGGCGAAGAAAACTGTAAACATATTGATAAAATGTTGGAAGATTACCTAAAATGAATATATTGATTAAAACAGACGATGTTAGAGCAATGCCTGTTAGGGCACATCCAACAGATGCTGGAGCAGACTTATTTTCTACTAAAGAAATTGCAATATATCCAGGTGATACTAAACTAATTGACACAGGTGTTGCAGTTAAGATTCCAGTAAACTTTGTAGGTTTGGTTTTTAACCGATCCTCACAAGGAAAAATTCATGTTTCAATTCCTCATGCAGTGGGCGTAATTGATTCAGATTATCGTGGTAATATCAAGGTATTGCTACAAAATAATGGCGAAGATCCATATTTCATTTATCGTTATACAACTAGAATCGCTCAACTTGTAATAGTACCTGTACTATTAGTTGATTTCAAGGGTTGGGATGCAACGACAGAACCATGGGAAGATACAGATCGAGGCACAGGTGGCTTCGGAAGCACTAATAAAGGGACATAATGACAGTAAGTACAAGAGCACAAGTAATAACACGTAGAACATATAATAGACCCTTAACTGATGATGGTAAAGTATTTGAAACATGGGAGCAAACAGTAGCCCGCGTTATCGACCACCAACAATGGTTATGGGAACGAGCAGTAGGTAGAGACTTAAATGACCTAGAATTTGCAGAACTTTATGATTTAGAGCAATTAATGCTAGATCGCAAAGTTTCTATGAGTGGTCGTTCACTTTGGTTAGGTGGAACCACAGTTGCACAAACTCGTGAAGCCTCACAATTTAATTGTAGTTTCACACAAGTTGAAACTATTTATGATGTAGTAGATGTCTTATGGCTTCTACTACAAGGATGTGGAGTTGGTTTCAAACCAATCGTAGGTACACTAAATGGATTTTCAAAGCCAATCAAGACAATTCGAACTGTTCGATCTACCCGCACTGCAAAAGGTGGAAATGAGCAAAATGTTGAAACCTGGGATACAGAATCCAAAGTCTGGACTATTCAGGTAGGAGATTCCGCGGAGGCGTGGGCCAAGTCGATTGGAAAACTTATGGCTGGTAAATACCCAGCAAAAGAGTTGGTCCTAGATTTTAGTCAACTGCGACCCGCAGGCGAAAGGTTAAAAGGTTATGGTTGGATTTCTAGTGGTGATAGTGCTATTAGCACTGCTTATATTGCTATCGCTAAGATACTTAACGGAAGAGCAGATTCTCTTCTTACTCGAATGGACATACTTGACATTATTAACCATCTGGGTACAATTCTTAGTAGTCGTCGTAGTGCTGAAATCGCGCTTTTTGAATATGGTCAACCGGAATGGGAAGAATTTGCGGTAGCCAAAAAAGATTGGTGGTTACATGGCAATAGTCAACGTCAACAATCTAATAATTCACTAGTATTTAAAGAGAAACCCCTATATGAAGACCTTCGAAAAATCTTTGATCTTATGGAAGACGCAGGAGGATCTGAACCAGGATTCATCAATGCAGTGGAAGCAACGCGTAGAGCACCTTGGTTCGCTGGATGCAATCCATGCGTGGAAATCTTACTCGGAAATAAGTCCTTCTGTAATCTCACAGAAACCGATATTGGCAAATTCAAAGGAGATACTGCAGGCTTACATGAGGCGATCAGACTTGCTGCACGGGCAAACTACCGCCAAACCTGCGTTAATTTAAATGATGGAATCCTTCAAGAGAGCTGGCATCTCAATAATTATTTCTTGCGTCTTTGTGGCGTTGGCCTTACTGGGATTGCCAAACGCCCTGATATGGGAGGATATGATTATGAGTATCTGAAGCGTACTGCTACTGCAGCTGCAGTAGGTATGGCAGATGAACTTGATCTTCCGATCGGAAGAGCACACGTCTGAACTCCAGTCACTTAGGCAACTCGTATGCCGTCTCCTGCTGGAAAAAAAAAACACCAA